TTATAAGAGTCAGGTTGGAAGATGGTCACATTGCCTTTTAACTTACGGTAATTTTCGATGAGTGACTGGAATGTGAAAAGCAAATATCCCAAGTAAATCGAGTATAGAAATGCGAACCCTGTCTTCTCAGGTAGCAAGACAGACATCGGAATCAATACCATCAACAAGAGAACACCAAGAATTTTTCGAATCAGGCCGTTAATGCCAATCTTGCTCTTGTATTCAATTTCTGGATTTGCAATCGCTGCAAACGTCCCTGATGCAAAATCTACGATTTCTAGAATCACAATTAAGCCTAGCGCATACAATACTAAACCATCTTCTGTTTGAATCAGGCTTCTAAAAAAGTTAAACAATTCGATTTTCATATATTCTCCTTTCTAGCGTGGTACTGCTTCAGTTTCAAGCTCGTTGCTTTCCTTTGGTGCCTTAGGTGGTTCCCATTTCCAGATGCCTAGCTTACCATTTTGTTCAAAGCTTGCTAGTTCTTCGAGCGTTTGACCTTGATAAGTAAAGGCTTCATTGACTTGAACCATCACACGCTTACCTTCCTGGAACTTCTCGACATGCCCATGGTTCTCAATCGCAAAAATTTCTTGTGGTTGATAAGTTTTACCAGTTTGTCCAAGGTCTACCAATTCAAGACCACGTTTGAATAATGTCGGATCCAGCGGATTATCTACATCTGTTACACGAACCAATACCGCCCAATCTGCTACTGCCTTGACTTCTGCGATTTTTGCATCTTTCTCAGCAAGTTTTACTTCGTATTCTTGCGCTTGTGTGTGCAAGTCTTCCTGAAGTTTCTTCACACCTTCAGCTGGGTTTAGTTCAGTAGCGACCTGACCAAGAACTGCCTCAATCAGAACCTCGTCTGACTCGTTCACACGGTCGCCAATGAGAATGCGGTCAAATGCCGTATAAGGCGCTTCTTGACGGATAGCGACAAAAGTCCTTCCGCTATCTTGAAGATATTTGTTAACTACTTTAAATGTCATATATTATCCTTCTTCCTTTTGTTTATCCAATTCATCTGCCACTTTGTCAAATAGAGTTTTAAGCTCATCATTCGACTGTAAAACTTTGTTGATTTTCTCAAGTTGCATGTGGGCTTCTTGTAGTTGTTCTTGAGCTTCATCACGTTCAGCAAGACTATAAGCCTCATCGATTGTCTTATTTGTTAGTTGAATACCAAGATTTTGAATTACTTTGTCTGATATGTTCATGTTCTACCTTTCTATTTAACGCCATTTTGGATAATATCCACGGCTATAATTGCCAGCTACTGCTCCAAGGTTTCTAAAATTATCATAGATATCATCAAGAACTTTGCTTAATGAAGCACCTTTGATAACAATTTCCTCAACCCCAGTTATTTGACGATTTGTAGCATTAATTGACAAAGAACTTACTCCAGCCTGACCGCTCTGCATAAAATCCATTGTCTGTCCATAAAATGTTATAGCTGTTTCAACATTACTACCTGTTCTACCATTCCAAATTTGAATACCTGCAGATGTATTATCCATTTTTTGCAAACCATTTCGGTTGCTCAGTAGAGCCGTGTAAGTACCGTTAACTCCATTGATGGTACCTGCACCAAAAGTGAGATACTGCAACGGTCGTCCTGGAAATCTATTCTTAATACCTACACCATGCCCGTTCATCTCTAACCAACCTGTCTGCAAATCAAAGGTTGTGTTCCCGTTGATGGACGAAATGCGCCCACCTCGAACATGCTCGCCTGTGATATCGATTGACTGAACTTTAGTAATCGTCGCCCGTTGAGCAAACAACTCATTGATAAATGCTTGTTGTGATACAAGTTTTTTAATGAAGGCCGTGTCAAATTTAACCTTTTCAGCCGTTACTGCTTCAGCTCCCAAAATAGTAGTAGTAACTGAACCAGCTTCAAAATTGGCGGTTTTGAGTTTATCGATCATTGCTGCCTTGATGACCGCGTTGTCAATTAAGGTCTCGCCTGAGATATGCGTAGCTTTACCGACAATGCGGTTGTTACCGTTAGCTCCTACGTTGATGCCAGCGATGATATCTCCTGCGCTATTCAAAGCCTTGATAGCAAAGCTATCTTGTAGCAATGACATAGTCACTCGGTTATATTCATTGTTATAGTCAGTGCTATCTACAAATTCTTCAGGAATTATGCGCTTATCGATAACCATTGGCTTATGAATAACGATGTTTCCTGGACTCGTAAGAGTAAATCTGATCGAGTACTCGTTCAGCTCGCCAGTCCTTGGGATATCTAAATAACCTGTAAATACCTGGTTACCTGCTTTAGTAAGTGTAATTTGAGAGTTGTAGTACATTCCCAAACTTGTTGTATTATCTAGCAACTGAATCAAAACTCTACCGTCTCGTGGTACCTTGTCAACTGCAATCTCAATGCGATAACCAAGGCTTTCTCCTTGTTTAACAAATTTCTTTGTTAAAGGGAACCGAACTCCTAGCCAGCCAGACATTGAGTCCGTATAGTTAATTCTAATCCCGTCATGATCACCCCAACTGACACGCTCCAAGTGTTTATCTGTTGCGACCGATGAAATGTATTTAGGAATTTTAGTTGGCGCATAAAACAGATTTGTCAGATTACTAAATCTCTTGCCTACTTCGACTTCAAATAATTCTGAGGTCAAGGCCATACGGGCAATGTTTGAAGCAACGTTTGAGTCTGTCCTTCCCAAAATACGTTCATAAATCAATGAGGTTTCTTTGATTTGCTGGAAATCCAACCTATCTACCTTGTCAGCGATCTGACTAGATAGTTTTGTGAATTGACCGTCGACCGTTTGTTTATACTCTGCTAACTTAGATTTGTTGTATTGTGTTATAGCTTCGAGTCGTTGACGTGTCCCTTCTGCATCTTCTACATAGGTCCTTTTAGAAACATAGCCACTAGCCAGAACTTCCCTAATTTCTGTCAGTTTATTCTCAGATTCTTCTCGTGAATAACGCTTCAGCTCGTCTGACAACTTTTCACGTTCTTTCTGAGTCGAGGTTTTAAATGTGTTTAAATCCCTAGCATTGTCAGTAGCAATTCTCTTGGCTTCCTCAACGAGATCAGCATTTGCTCCAGCTTTTTGTAAAGCTTCCTCTGCTTTAGCTTTAGCTTCTTCAAAACCTGATGGGTTGAACTCTTGGAACCGTCTGTTGATTTCGTCAGAAAGTTTTTTCTTGTTTTCTTCAGCTTTGGCTTTGATTAGTTCGATACCGTCTTCGACTTCTTTTTTCAGTTGGCTTGATTGTTGTTCAAAAGCTAAATCAGCATTTCTAGCGGCTCTTTCAATTGCAATTTCTTGGGCTGAGTAGGTTGCTCCAAGGATCGCATTTGTTACATCAGAAAGTCCATTCGATACTCCTGAACCTCCAAAACCAGCTTTGTCATCAAACTCTAAAGAAATGTATTCTTCTTTTAGTCCATCGTACTCGTAAGCAACAGCCTTTTTGAAAATATCAACATTATGCTTTAAGCTCTTGAGATTGACTATGTCCCCTAAATGGACGATTTGTCCATCTAATTCATAAGCTTCAAGCTTGATTGAGTCAGAGACCTTGTCAATGCCTTCATTTGTGAATTTAGCTTGTGCCCACTTTTTCAAATCCTCGACTGTTTTTAGATTGTTGTTCTCATACTCTTTCTCATTGATGTAGGGATAAGAGTTGATAAGTGGGCTATCTACTGTCACCTTGATTGTTGTTTCATGTTCAGATCCTTCGGGTTTGAATGTAGATCGAGCATGAATTCTAGTAATGACATTCTGCGAGTTTTTAGAGCGTTGATAAGATTTAAGATTCTTGTGTGTAGTAATTACAACACCACGATTCTCACCACGACTCTTTTTAATCGTTAGTGAGAAGTTATCACGCACTAATTCACCTTCCCAAGTGCCAACGATACTATGTTTACCATCCAGCAGTACAGAATAGATATTCTCTGTTTCTGTCATGTTGAATGTTCTGCGTTCTTGAATATCGCTTGTAAATGAGAAATCCCCTAAATCAGTTTTAGCATTTTGAACCATTTGAGAAAGTGCGATTGAACAAGTTTGATTTGCAACCTGAACAGGCTTCACAGAACGTTGCATGATGTCGTCTGTGATGTGATATGCCGTGATTTCGAGTTGGTCATTGTTCTCAACGGGTTTCTTGATACGGAATAACTGAGGTCCTAGAACAGGTGTAGGACATTTTATCAGCATATCCTCTTTGATTCGTTTGTAAATTCCAGAGTCAGAAATAGGATATTTCACAGTTAAGGTGAAATCGCCATTCATCGATTCTTTGACAATCGCAGATGTTGCTTCATGAAGTGGCTCACCGTTCCAGCGAACAGTTCTCACATTTTTATCAAGTAAATAAAGCAATTATGCCCACCCCCAAACTGTTTCGATTTCAATCGATTGAATACCAGGGCCTAAAATAACCCCAACATTCTTCACTTTCGCTGGATCAACTGTGATAAAATCCCCTGACCATTTCACTGGTTTTCCTGTTATTGTCTTAAAACTAGGATTATCAGGATTGTTGACCATCACAAGCGACTCAGCAAGCCTTTCAAGCCTAATGATCTGGCCAGCGATTGTAAATGAAGTCTCAGAAGTGCTCTGACCAACGATTGTGATTTTAGGAAAGGCAAGAGCAGAACCTTGAGTGGTCAAAACTCCGTTTCTTGTTAGCCTCTGTGTGTCAGTGGTTTTAAAGTACTTTGTAGGATGACAAGTGAAGGTTGCTTTGGTCATATAAAGACCAGGTTGAACTTCTTCAAGATCTGTCACATTGACCTTATAGCACCAGAGACGAGTTGTTTTAACTCGTTCACTTTCTAACCAAAACTTTTCACGAATAAACAGGCTCATGAACTGATTCATCTGTTCTTCAGTAGGTTTCACAAGATAGATTGAGTAATTTTTCTTTACAAGCCCTCTGTGCTTGTTTGTTTGAACAATTGCTCCACTAATCCCACCATGCTCCAAAAGAGCTGTCTTGCTCTCTCCTAAAGCTACTGAGGGAGAATCATGGACGATGACTTTGAAAGGGAAAGACGATGTTCTTACACCGTCAATCACAAGTTCGTTATGTTTTACCATGCCATATCTCCTCTCAATTGGCTTCTACGTTGGATTTCATCAGCAATTCTCTGAGCTACTTCGTCAGCGATTCTAGTGATGTCTGCTTCTTCTCTGACAACATTGCCAGTGATTGTGATATTGATATTTGTTGGACTATCGCCCATTGTTTGAGCGATTCCACGACCAATAGCACCAAGCGTCTTATCATTCAGTGGCAATACTGCTTCGTTTCCGGCTTCTCCACCAACCATAAGATTATTGCCATTTGTACCAAAGATGGTTGGTTTTGTCATGATACCACCCTTGGCATACCACTCAATACTGATACTTGGCACACCTTGGCTCAACCAATCCAATGGATTCGCTGAACCACTTACTGAAAAGTGGGGTAGTGGGATATGTGGCCAACTAACAC